ACCATCGGTTTTTATTTGGGTTAAACCCATTCGCAAACCATCGGTTTTTATTTGGGTTAAACCCATTCGCAAACCATCGGTTATTTATCGGCTTAACCCGTGCGCAAAAAGTGGCCTAACCCTTAAACAAAACAAAACAATACAAGACAGAGTGGGTTTGGTTCTTAAAACCAAACCAAACCCACTCACTTGCTTGTCAGTCAACCTAACAAGCAAGGTTCTTTTTCTTGCTTCTTCTTTTTGCGAGCACTTCCGAAACGCACGGATCGGCGATTTCGAACCGTTGTTTTCAACACGTTTTCCACAGAGTTTTCCACATTGCGCATTTGGAGGTGATTAGCGGTGCCATACGGGACGTATCACGGGCGCATTGAGATCAGGCGCTGCCCGACATGCGGCAAGGAGCGACCCATCGACTGGTTCGTTCGAAACCATCGGGAACACGAAGCTTGCTGGCTCTGCCGCGAGACGGGCAGGGACGGCAGCAAGGCAGAAAAGGAGACGCGCGATGACCTCATTGGATGAAATCGAGTGTGAGCTTGTGAGTTCGACGCGAGCCAGCATCGCGTCAATCAGGAGTCGGCTCGCGGACGCTTTAGAGCTGTTGTCCAAGCCGGATGTCGATTGGGATGCCGTTTGCGATCTCAGCCTAGACATCTGCGACCTCGCAAGCGGTTTAAACGTCATGTGCTGCGTTGGCATCACAAAGTTTGGAAAGGCTAAATGACATGATCGAGGTTAAACAGGCAAAGACGCTTCAGGAGCTTTCGGGGTGCCTCGCGGGGAACCCCGTCGAGCATCCCGACCATTACGCCGGAGACGGCAAGATCGAATGCATGGATGCCATGCGCTCGATGATGAGCGGCGATACCTACGCCCTCCCGGCGATCGCCGCGCACTGGTGGGCCGAAGCGTTCAAGTACATCTGGCGTTGGCGTCGCAAGGGTGGAGTTCAGGATCTGCGCAAGTGCCGCCAGTGCATCGACTACCTCATTGCCGAGATCGAGGGCGAGCAGTGAGACGCCACAAGATCGTACTTTGCGCCGTTGCCACCGCAGCGACCGTAGCCGCGTTCTGGTGCGTCTGCTACTGGGCTTATCAATCGATGCGGGCAATCGCCCTTTTTCTAGTGTTTCTCGCGCTTATAGCGCTCACGTTTTAGGAGGTTTCACATGCTGAAAGAAGATAGAGAGATCGAGCAGGGCGCATTCGGATGCGCCGCAATCGTCCTGTTTTTCATTCTGGCGCTCGTTGTGAGCATCGCGGTTGGCGTGTTCTTCGGCGCTGGTTTCGGGCTTATCGCCTTTGCCGTGTTCGTCGTGTTCGCGCTCAGCTTCGTTATGCGCGCGTTCTTGAAGGTTGGCAAGTAGCATGGGCGGCAAGTACGAGGTTCGCGGCGCTATGAGCGGGCTTTGCCCGTTCTGGGAAGGGCAATTCACTAACTCACTTGCCCACGCTCTTTGGCTGCTTGTGCGGTTCTCCATGAAGTACCGCATCGTTGAGTTCCACATCAGGAAAGAGCCGCTGGATTGCGCCGAGTGCGTGGACGAAGAGTGCCCGTCTAGGATTCGCGACAAGCGCGAGTGGTCATGATGGCGGTTAAGGTCAGGCGCGGCGCAGACGGCGTTTTCGAATGCCGTTTGTACCTTGGGCGCAGCATCGACGGCAAGGCGATTCGCCCTTACAAGCGGTTTCCGAATGCGGCTACCGAAGAGGAAGCGCAAGCCCTCGCTGAGACGTGGGCGGCTTACGTGACGGCTGACGGAACGGTTAGAAGCGCCCGCTTGACCAATTTGCTCGAAGATTACGTGCAACTTAGGGAGCGCAACGGCGCAAGCCCTAACAGCATCAAGAGCTACAGACTGTTCATCAAGTACGTTGCCCGTTTCCTGAAGACCGCCAACGCTCGCGATCTGGGCGTTATGGACTTCAACCGCTTTGAGCAGCGTTTGCTTATGGCTAAGGCCGAGGGTGGGCAGGGGCTTTGCCGCAATAGCGTTATCAATGTTCACAACTTCCTGCGCGGAGCCTATAACCACTTCGTAGACGCGGGAGTATGCGACGCTAACCCGCTTGTCTACGTTGCCAAACCATCGCCGGAACGGCACGAAGCTTCGGCGCTCACCGAATGGGATTTCGAGGGCTTCAACGAGAAGCTAGAGGGCGCGCTTAGCAAGGAGATAGAGACGAAGGCCGATTACCGCGCCGCCGTCTACGCCTTCGCTTCGTGGCTGTCGCTCGTTACCGGCATGCGCGTTGGCGAGGTCTGCGCGGTGCAGCGCATCGACGTTAAGCGCGCCCTGTCTTACGTCCATGTCGGCGGCAACGTCATTGAGGGCAAGGGCAAGAAGCCTTATCGCCGCAACGTCACCAAAGGCCGCAAGTGCCGCAACATCGCGCTTACGCAAGACGATATCGCGGTCATTGATGCCTTCACGAAGCTTCAGAGCGCCATTCTGGGGCGTTTGGGCGCAGATTGCCCACTGGTGACGCTAGACGGCTCATATATGCGCCCAACGACGATTTCACGGGCTTTCAGCCGCATACGCGACGCATGCGGACTGCCGCGAGAGATCACGTTTCACAGCTTGCGGCACACGCACGCCTCGTGGCTCATCGCCAACGGCTGCGACCTGAAGACGCTATCGGAGCGCATGGGGCACGCGGACGAGGCAACGACGCTTCGGATCTACGGGCACCTGATGCCAGGTCGCGATGCCGTTGCGGCGCAGCTCTTCAGCGAGGCTAAGAAGCGCGCGACTGGCATCTACGCATAAGGAGAGGGAGGTAATTGTTCATGTTTGGATCTGATTTTATGTGCCCATACTGCGGTGCGGGTCACAAAGAGTACGACTTCGATTTCTGCGAAGAAGGCAGTTATTCCGTCGAATGCGCGAATTGCGGGAGATCGTTCGACGTGGACGTGTCTTACACCACGTTGATTTCTGTTGATGTGCCCACAGAGCTGGAAAGCTGTTCAGGGCGATGCTGGGCTTGGAGCATCGGCTACTGTCACTACGGCGAGAAGTTCATGCTTTCCGACGGGCATGTCACTTGCGATGTGCCCGATTGTCCGCTTGGGCACCCAATGGAATCCGAATAGTGGTGTGCCAAAAGTGAACCAATCGGGCGTTTTCGGGCATGGTGGCGACCGAGGATGAAACGCGAGGTAAACCGCCGCTTTTTGCTTCGGTTGGAATGGCAAGTGCCAGATAAGAAGTAATTATCAGGCAATCACGATAAAGGGGGTGCCATGAACCAAGACGAGGCTCGGGAACTGGTTGCGAATCTCGATGTGAGCGACAAGTTGAAGGCGTCAATGATGCGGACTTTCGACGCGTTGCAGGATCGATGGGACAAAAACCGCGATGCGGCAGCGACCGCGTACCAGATTGACATTCCCGCGCAATCGATTCGGATCTGCGGAGAGCTTCAGGCGAGGCACGTTCTGGACATGCTGAAGAGCCTGAAGCTCACCGGAACTTATCGGGTGATGAGAGGTGGAGTAAGTGAAGGAAATCGAGGTTAACGATGACGAGTGGATGCGGATCAAGCACAAGCTTATGACCTCCACCGTCGAGGATGCGCTGAGCGACTACACGGCACCGGTTTGCATCGTGCACGGATGCGAGTACGTGACCTTCGAAAGGGGCAATGATGATTCCGAATCTGACCACTGAGCAACGCCGCGAGTATCTTGAAAAGGCTTCGAAAGTTCGCAGGGAGCGGGCGATTGTTCGTAATGACCTGAAGTCTGGTCTGATGACCTTTGGTCAGGTGCTAAAGCTCGCCGACGCCGACTGCCAAGCGGTGTCCAACATGCGCGTGAAGCAGGTCATTAACTCCATGCCTGGGTACGGCCATGCAAAGACTCAGCAGCTTATGAGGGCTTTGCAAATTGCAGATGGTCGGCGCATCAAGGGTCTTGGCGTTCGTCAGCGTGCCGCCCTGTTGGAGGTGTTTGATGAGCATTAACCACGTCATTCTGTCCGGCAATCTCGGAGCCAATTCCGAACTGAGGTACACGAAGAGCGGCACGCCCATCCTGACTTTCCCTCTTGCCGTCAATGACCGCGTGCCAAACGGCGATGGGACTTGGGGCGATTACACGAACTGGCCTGACTGCTCGATGTTCGGCAAGCGTGCCGAAGCTCTCGCGCCTTACCTCACCAAGGGCGTGAAGGTCACCGTTTCCGGAAGGGTTAGGACGCACACCTACCAGAAGGACGGGCAGAACTTTAAGCGTTGGGAGATACGCGTTGAGAACGTCGAGCTGATGCAGGTGAAGCGCGATCAGCAGGGCGCATATTCCCATCCGGAAGAACAGGCGGCGCAGCCGATTGCGGCGTCACCGGTACCAGACGTTTACGACGAAGACATTCCGCTTTAAGGAGGAGCAAGGATGTTGTTGGAACTTTTCAAGCGAAGCAAAGAGGCGGAAGAGCTGCGCGAGCTGCTTAACCAAGCCGATGATGTGACCCGCTCAAACCCGCGAGACGATCAGGGGCGCGTGCTCGCCCTTGACGATGTGGTGCTTTACAACTCCGCACGATATAGGATCGTGGCGATGAGCCACCGTGGGAAGGTCGCCATCCGTCATGTCTCGATGCACGGCGGCTGCGGGGCGCGTTGGGTTCCCGCCGACTGCGTTTCGTTCATTACCAGTCAGGAGGTCTTTCGATGATAGGTCGTAAGCTCAACGTTAAGGTTGCGGACGGCATGCAGGTTCCGCGCTACGCGCACGATGGTGATGCCGGTCTGGATCTGCGCATCACCGAGACCGTGACGCTCGAACCGATGCAGCGGTGCATCGTTGGCTGCGGCCTATCAATCGAGATTCCCAGCGGTTGTGTCGGACTGCTTTTCCCGCGCTCTGGCCTTGCATCCAAGCAGGGCATCACGCTCGCCCACAGCGTTGGCGTCATCGACAGCGGCTATCGCGGCGAGGTGTGCGCTCCGCTCATCAACCTCAGCTATGAGACCGTGACCATTGAGGCGGGCACGCGCGTATGTCAGCTTGTCGTGATGCCTTATGTTCCGTGTGAGCTTGTCCCGGTCGAGGAGCTGAGCGGCACCGAGCGCGGCACCGACGGCTTTGGCAGCACCGGCATCGAGTAGGTGAAACGCGTGAAGGCAAAGGAGTATTTCGAGGGAATCCGCGCCGAGGTGGTGAAGACCGAACAGGCGCGGGAAATGCTGGAGTGCATGAGGGCTAAGGAGGGCGCGAAGACGCAGAGCTACCAGCCTTCGGGCGGCGGTGGATTCTGCACAGACGCATCGCTCGCCATCATCCAGCGCATCGACTTTGAGAAGCGATTGGAGCAGCGCATCGCCGATGCTCACAAGCAGATAGACGAGGCGTGCGAATTTCTCTATGGCGCTGACGGGCGCGGAGGTCTCGCCAAGCTGAAAGGCACGCGCTACGCCGACGCGATCTGCATGGGGTATCTGCAAGCCCAGCCGTGGGACGAGATTGCCGAGATTATGCAGAGTTCCCAGAAGTGGTGTCGGAAGCTGTGCGATGTAGGTTTTGCGTACATTGATGCCGTCGGGTGGGCGAAACTGAAAAACACCTGATAAATGGCTGTTCCCTTTAGTTCCCTATTTCTGCTAAGATTCGGTATGGTGAATTGTCATGAAAGGCCGTGCGGGGGAACCTGCGCGGCCTTCCTCATATCGAGACATATCAGGATTCCGATATGGAGTCTCTGATATTCCGATATACGCGGAGAGTTGGCAGAGTGGCTTATTGCATCCGGTTGCTAACCGGACGATGCGCAGGCATCCGCAGGTTCGAATCCTGTGCTCTCCGCCATTTGACACAAGGGAGGCGCGATGGCCAAGGATTTCAGCCGCGCCTTTTACCACAGTGCCGAGTGGGCGCAGGCGCGTGACGCCGCGCTCACCCGAGACGCGCACCTCTGCCAACACTGCCTGAAGCGCGGGGACATAACACCAGCGGTCATGGTTCACCACATCAAGGAGCTGAGTCCTTCGAACGTCGATGATCCTGACATAGCGACCAACCCTGACAACCTCGTGAGCCTGTGCGACCGATGCCACAAGCAAGTGCATGGGTGGATCAGGCAGGGCGCGACCCGGCAGGGCTTCGGCTTTGACAACGACGGCAATCTCGTGCCGCTCGATTAACGACACACAAACACAGCACAACGATGGCGCAGCGCAAAAACGCGACGCAAAACCGCAGGTAAACGCAGCGGACAATCCCCCCATCCCAAAAACACCGGGTGGGTGGCCGGGGACCAACGCCGGGAGATAGTTTTATGCGCGTGGAAGGTTTTCGAAAGGGGGTGGTCTTGCGGTGTCAGGGAAAGTTGGCGATACTTCGAAGGTTTCGGCAAAAGTAGCGGCGAATAGCCCGCCGAAGGGAGCGCGTTCCAAGCAGTCGCGCCTAGAGAGCGAGCTTCGGAAGCTTCGCGAACTCACCAAGGACGCTATTCCCGATGAGAAGCGCAAGGCGATCATGCCCCTGCTCGCGAACATCGCCTTTCTCAAGGTGAAGCTCGATGATGCCCGCGCAGAATTGCTCTACGAGGACATTTTCACCGAGTACGACAACGGCGGTGGCCAGACCGGACTCCGCGAACACCCGGGATTCAGCGCTTACAACAAGCTGTTCACCACATTCAGCCGATCGGTAAAGCAGTTAACAGACATGATGCCGAGCGGAACCGCCGCCGCAGACGCGCTTATCGATTTCATCAATGAGACGCGGTGCTAGGCGGTACAAGGGTGCCGACGGGTTGTGCGAACGCGCTATCAGGGAGTATTTCGGCGGAATACTAGGCGGCGATATAACCGCTTGCACCAAGATGCGCAAAGTTGCCGCGCACATCCTGCGCGACATGGACAACACCGACCCGCTTTACCCTTACCACTTCCGAGAGGAATACGCGCAGAAGCACGTTCAGTTCATCGAGCGGTTCTGCCGCCTGCCGTCTGGACGCTTGGGCCACGACTTCGAGCTTGAGCTTTTCCAGCGGGCGATCCTCTCGGTTGTCTTCGGGTTCGTTGACGCCGACGGCACGCGCCAGTACCGCGAGGTGCTTTGGATCATGGGGCGCAAGAACGGCAAGACCGCGCTCGCGTCTGCAATAGAGCTTGATCTCCTCATCAACGATGACGAGGGCGCTCCGGAGGTCTACAACGTCGCTACCGCGCACGATCAGGCATCCAAGGGATTCAACAACGCTTGGCGCATGGTCATGACGAGTCCCGCGCTCTCGCGCCATGTGCGAAAACGCGTGTCCGACCTCTACTGCGACCTGAACATGGGGAGCATCAAGGCGCTCAGCGCGAACACGAACCACTTGGACGGCCTCGACATCTCGGGAGCGATCGTGGATGAGCTTGCGGCCATGAAGAACCGCGACCTCTACGACCTGACGATTCAGGGCACGTCGGCGCGCCGACAGCCGCTGGTCTTGGAGATCACCACGAACGGGTTCGTCCGAAACGGCATCTTCGACGCCCAGTACGAGTACGCCTGCAAGTGGCTCGACGGCCAAGCGACGGGTGACAAGGCGGAGAGGTTCATCGCCTTCATCTTCGAGCTTGACGAGCGCGAGGAATGGCAGGACGAGAGCTGTTGGATTAAGGCGAATCCGGGCTTGGGAACCATCAAGTCGATCGTCTCCCTGCGTCAGAACGTCTCGAAGGCGAAGGACGATCCGACATTCTTGCCGACCCTTCTCGTCAAGGACTTCAACCTCATCGAGAACCAGAGCCAAGCCTGGCTCACGTGGGATGAGATTCACAACGATTCGACCTTTGACCCCGGCGATGGGACGTTCACCTATGCGGTGCTTGGTGTCGATGCCGCTGACACGACCGACCTGACGGCGGCGTGCCTGCTCATGCAGCGACCCGGTGACCCGAACATCTACGCGATGCACATGGCGTGGATTCCCCAGCGAGCCTTGGAGCAGGCCGAGCGAGAGGGCAGGCGCGGTGGGCGCGATGGAGTCCCATACGATGCGTGGATCGCGCGAGGACTCATGAGGACGTGCGACACTCCGATCATGGACAAGCGCGACGTGCTCGACTGGGTTGCCGAGGTCCAGAGCGAATACGGCATCTACGCCGTTGCGTGCGGCTACGACCCGTGGCACATGCGCGACGTGCCGACGCAGGAAGCCTATGAGGACTATTTCGGTGCGGACAACATGCAGAAGATCGTCCAGGGCGCTCAGACCTTGAGCATGCCGATGAAGGAGCTTCGCGCCCTCTATAAGGAGGGGCGGATTGTCGATAACGGAAACCCCATCGCTGAGTGGTGCCGCTCGAACGTCGCAATTAGAACCGACGTGAACGGCAATATACAGCCGGACAAGAAGAACCAAGACCCGCGCAACCGCATAGACGCTTGGGCGGCCGAGTGCGACGCGTTCATTGCGATGAAGAACATCGCGGACGATTACCGCGCGATGATAGGAGGTCAGAGTTGAGCAGATCACAACCGTTCGTGCGCTCGCTCTTCGATGCGGTGTTCCACCGTCCGCAGATGCAAGCTATCAACGGCTATTTCTCCACGTTCACGGCCTATGCTCCGTCGTTCACGACATGGCAGGGCGGGCTTTACGAAGCCGAGCTTACGCGAAGCATCATCGAGAGCGGCGCAGACCATGCAAGCAAGCTGAAACCGGATGTTTCCGGCTCTGCTCAGCCGGTAGCATCCCGTGCGCTCGCGCAGCAGCCTAACCCGTGGATGACAACGCCGCAGTTCATCAAGCGCGTTTGGACGATGCTTCAGGTGAACGACACGGCGCTCATCGTTCCCATGCTGTCAGACGATGGCGCTACCATCACCGGGTATTACCCTATTCTTCCGGGGCAATGTACCGCATACGACGTTGACGGCGCGCTATGGCTCATGCTCACGTTCCCAACAGGCGATGAAACGCTTGTTGAGTGGTCGCGCGTTGGCGTTATGACGCGACACCAGTACCGCAGCGATCTGTTCGGAGACGGCACGAACGTTCTTCAGCCGACGCTAGAGCTTATGCACGCGCAAAACGAAGCCGAGCAAGCGGCTATCAAGCAGGGCGCGGCAATCCGATTCATCGGAAAGCTCAGCCAGAACCGCAACGATGGCGACCGGGACAAGGCGCGAAAGGAGTTCAACGCTCAGCTTTCAGCCGACAACGCGGGCGGAATAGCCGTTTACGACAAGATTTTCTCTGACGTTGAGCAGGTCACGCCACAGAGCTACACGGTCGATGCCGCGCAGATGGAGCGAATCGAGAAGAGCGCCTATAGGTTCTTCGGCTCGAACGAAGACATAGTGATGAACAAGGCCGACGAAGACACCTTCAACAGCTTCTATGAAGGGCGAATCGAGCCATTCGCCGTGCAGCTCGGATTCGTGGTCACGTCTATGACCTACACCGCGAACGAGATAGCGCACGGCAATTCGGTCATGTTCTCCGCCAACCGCCTAGAGTTCGCCAGCAACACGACGAAGCTCAACGTCGCCGTCGCTCTCTTCGACCGTGGCATCTGGAACGGCAATCAGGTTGCCGACGTGTTCCAATCCGCGCACTACGAGGGCGGAGAGCGCCACGTCATACGCGGCGAGTACATCGACCTCGCGCTCATCAGTGAACACACGTCTGAACAGGCCGCGCAAGCGGCGCAGACAAACGCGAACATCGCCGCTATCGACGCGAGCAGCGGCGCAGGAGACGGCAAAAAGGAGGTAGACGATGCCAGTAAAACCAAGTGAGCGGCAATACCGCATCCTGTCTTCGCCGCTCGCGCCCGCCGCTGGCGATGGCGACAATAAGCGCTTCGACACCGAGTTCTACGTTGAGGGCTACGCTTCGACATTCAACGACCCCTACGTTCTCTTTGAGGACTGGGACGGCAACGAATACCGCGAGATCATCAGCCCCGACGCGTTCAAAGATGCCGACATGAGCGACGTTATCATGCAGTACGACCACGAGGGCAAGGTTCTTGCCCGCATGAGCAACGGGACGCTTATTGTCGAGCCTGACGCGCACGGCCTTTTCATCGCCGCAGACCTTAGCGGCTCTCAGGCTGCGCGCGACCTTTACGAAGAGATTTCCAACGGCCTTGTAACCCGCATGTCATGGGCATTCAGCGTGGGAGCTGACGAGTACGACCGGGACAGCAAGACCACGACCATTACGAGGGTCAAGAAGGTTTACGACGTTTCAGCCGTCAGCCTTCCCGCAGACCCCAACACCGAGATTTCAGCAAGAAACCTGCTCAACGGAGTGATTGAGCAGTCGCGCAAGGAGCTTGCGCGCCGTAAGTACGCGCTGGCAAAAGCCCGCGCAACACTGGCAATCGCCAAGAGCAGGAAGGTTTAGAAAATGGGAGACGAGAACAAGACCACGCAGGAGCTTGTGGACGAGCTGAAGGTGCTTGTCAAGAAGTACGACGCGCCCGCAGAGGACGGAGCCGCGCAGGAGCCTACCGAGCAGGACGCAGAGCGCATGAGCCAGCTTACCGCCGAGATCGAGAAGCGCAACGCAGCCGCCGAGAAGAACCGCGAGACGCGCGCCGCCGCCGTCACTGCTGCCCGCTCCGCTATCGCAAGCGGTGCCGCCCGACAGGTCGATACCGTACCGCTGGGAAGCTCCGCGAGCGCGCGCGGCAGCGTTGCCGACGTGCGCGACGTTACCGATTACCGCGCCGCCGAGACGCGCGGCTTCCTGAAGCGCCTTGCGTCTCAGATGGGCGTTCGCCTGACTGAGGGAAACGACCTCACGGATGCCGAGCGCTCCGCGCTCGCGCATCTTGAGCAGCGCGCCGCTTACACCGTCACCACCGCGAACACCGATGAGGTGGTGCCCGTCGAGCTGAAGAACGAGATCATCGCTCTTATCGACAACAGCACCGCCATTTTCAGCGACGTTACCCGCGACACGATGCGCAACCAGTACGAGCTTATCCGCCATAAGAGCATCGACAAGGGCGATGCTGCGAAGACCGCCGAGGGCGTAGCGCCCACCGACGACGAGCAGAACACCTTTGACCGCATCACCCTTACAGGTGACGAGATCAAGAAGCGCGTCACGCTGTCCCGCAAGATGATGATTCAGAGCATTGACAGCTTCCGAAACTACATCACCCGCGAGGTAAGCGCCCGTTGCGGCGTTGCCGCAAACGGCATTGTGCTTGCCCGTCTTGTTGACGGAACGCTGGGCATGGCTTCCGCCAACAAGATTAGCTGCGCGACCGCAGGCACGCTTTCCAAGGCCGACTTCCTGAAGTCTTTTGGTCTTCTGAAGACCTTTGGCAACCCCACGCCCAAGGGCGCGCGCGTCTACGCCAACCAGCAGACCATTTGGAACCAGATTGCCGCCGTCGAGGACGCGAACAAGCGCGCCTACTTCGTCAACGAGAAGGACGAAGACCCGACCGTTGAGGGCCGAATCTTCGGAAGCATCGTCAAGCGCGAAGAGGGGCTGGCTGATGGCGTTATCATGATCGGCTACCCCGACCTGTTCCGTGGCAACCTGTTCGACGGACCCACCGTCGAGGCGGTCAAGCTCACCGACGGTAGCTGGAACACTGCCATTGACGGTTACATGCTCTATGACGGTGGCCTTGCCGTCCCGGAGGGCTTCACTCAGCTCACCATCGGCACCGCCGCAGCAGCCAAGGCTTAGGAGGTGCCGCATGGCAGAGAAGCCGAAGCTGCTTGACGCGTGCCGCGAAGCGCTGAGGATTCCCGCCGAATGCTACGACTTCGACGCTGAGATCGAAGACCTCATCGAAGCCGCCCGCGCCGCGATGCGCGCGGGCGGCGTTGCCGATGCCGTAGCCGCCGACGATTCGAACAGCGCGGTTCGGCTCGCGGTGAAGGTCTACTGCAAGGCGAACTTCGGCATGGACAACCCCGATGCCGACCGCCTTGCTCAGAGCTTCGATGATCTGCTAACCATGATGCGCGGCAGCTCGGAGTTCGGGGGCGCGTCATGAGCATGTGGGCTGGCACGTGCCAGCTCATCGCTAAGAGCGTCAAGAAGGACGAATACGGCGTGCAGCAGACGGAGGAAACCAAGCGCATGGTATTCTGCAACGTCTTCTCTATGGGCGATGCCGCATACTACGCCGCCGCTGCCGCTGGCATCCATCCTGAAGCCGTGTTGCAGATACGCAAGAGCTCCTACAGCGGTGAGCGGCTAGTCGAGTTCGAAGGCGCGCGGCTGAAGGTCGAGCGCGTGGACAGGTCAAGCCCCGACTTCGTGCGCCTGACGCTCGCAGAGGTGGTGGGCGACCGTGGCTGAGCAGAGCATCGAGCGCTTCATCCGAAGCTGCATGAAAGAGTGCGTGGACGATAACGTTTCCGCGCTCGCTGAGAACGTGGGCGAAGCCGGAAAGCGCGCGGTGAAGCTCCTGAAGCAGAAGAGCAAGGTTCGCACCGGCGCTTACAAGAAGGGTTGGAAGGCCGACGTAACGACCGACGAGACGGGCACCGAATGCACCGTGCACAACCGGCGCTATCAGCTAACGCACCTTCTGGAGAACGGCCACAAGATCACGAACCAGACCGGCGAGTATTACGGCGACGTTCCCGGTGACGGCGTTATCGCCGAGGTGGCAGACCAGGTGGCGCGCGAGTTCGCGGATATGGGGGGCGATGGCAGATGATCGGTCTAGACGAGCTTTGCGGCGTTCTCGATTCGCTCGGCATACCGTGGGCTAACCAGCGCTTCGCGGACGGCGAGGAACCCACGCCGCCCTTCATCTGCCTTGTCGCTGGCTACAACGAAGCGGCATATGCGGACAACGACATCTATCTTTCGTGGATGCCCTACGATATCGCGCTCTACACGCGCCACCGAGACTACGCGAACGAGCAGCGCATACGCGATGCGCTCGAAGCCTCAGAGTGTCCTTACACGCTGGGCATCACCGAAATTGATTCAGAAGAGCTTACCGAAGCGGCGTTCACCGTTAACGTCGCCGAGAGTTAGGAGAGAACAAATGGCACGAAACGGATTCTTCGGCGTGAAGAACTCGCATTTCGCGATCTGCACCGACGAAGGCGCGCTTACCTACGAAAAACCCGTGCATGTCGCGGGCACCGTAGCTATCAGCATGGAGCCTAGCGTCGAGACGGCTACGAGCTACGCCGACAACGAGACGTGGCTTGACAAGCAGCAGGACAACGGCGGCTCTGGAACCATGAGCTTCTACGACACCGAGAGCACGCCGGAGCTTCGCCAGCTCATCTCAGACCTCGTGGGCTACGAGATTGCTCAGGACGGGCGAACCATCCTGAGCGCAGACCGAACGCCCAAGAAGTTCGCCTTTATGTGCGAACAGCCGGGGCATGTGCTCGGTCGCCGCCGCTGCCTTCTCATGTGCCAGCTCTCGAAGCCGACGCAGGAGCTTAACACCGTTCAGGATACGCCGGAGATCACGCAGCTCGATTACCCGTTCACGTGGCGACCCGTCACCATCCCCGCCACCGACATTCGCACGAGCGGATACGACAGCTTCACCGGCCTTGACGATTACGACACCTTCTTTGATGCGGTCAATATCGAGCTTGCGCACAAGACCCAGACCGCGTAGGAGGTTGCGAATGGTTATCAAGGTTGGCGAAAATGAGTTCGAAGCGACCTTCAACGCGTTCACGCCGATTGTGTTCTCTCGATACTTCCATGTCGTGAACCCCAACGGCACGCGCAGACCGAAGGACATTAACGAAGCCGTGGGCGCTATTCTCGCCGCTCAGAACGAGTACGGTTTTCCGCCCATTGCTCCGCTTCTCGAAATCTTCTACGCGTGCATCAAGACGGCTACGCCGAAGTTCGATGAGATGTTCGATGAGTGGGTCTCGGCATTCCCCGCCGACGCATACGATCTGGGGCGCTCGGACGGTTGGGCTTCCGACGTGATGGAAATTGTTCAGGACAACTTTTTTCCATCGGCGAAAGAGGTCATGGACACCGCGACCGCCGAAGAGGAAAGCGCCGCCGCTGCCAAGCGAGCTTAGCGACGCGTGCGACGCGCGATACATCTACAACTGCCAGCAATGCGGCCTGACGCTCTCAGACCTTCAGATGATGAGTTACCGGCAGGTTCAAGACCTGTTGGAGATCAACGCGTTCTACGCCGACGCTGCGGCGCACTACGATGAGGACGAGAAGGCGCGCAAGGCCGAAGCTGCGTTCTGGTCATGACGTGAAGTGAGTTCTTGACGGCAGCGCACCCGCGAGGGCGCGTTGCTTCAAGCACTCATGGGACTTTGACAACCGAAGAGGGGTGATTACGTGGCGGTCACTTACAAGGGGCTTGTTATCAAGTTCGGCGGCGACACTACCGAGCTGCAAAGCGCCCTGAAGAAGGTTCAGCAAGCATCGCGCGACACCCAAAGCGACTTGCGTGATATCAACAAGGCGCTGAAGTTCGACCCCGGAAACACCGAGCTGCTAGAACAGAAGGTAAAGGCGCTCAATTCCGCATACAGCGAGACAGAGCAGAAGCTTGACGCTTACAAGCAGGCGCTCGCGCAGTTGGAGAGCAAGAAACAGAGCGGCGCGCAGCTCACGGCTCAGGAAGAACGGCAGTACGACAGCCTGAAGCGCGCGATCATGCAGTGCGAGCGCCAGCTTGACAGCTACGGTACCGAGCTTTCGGACACCGCGCGTCAGGCCGAAGGCTCGAAGACGGCTCTTGGCAAGCTCGGTCAGACCATCGAGGACAACGCCGACAAGATTTCAAGCGCAGGCTCCAAGATGGCGGGCGCTGGCACGAAGCTTTCCGGCGGCATCATCGGCGCTGCCGGTGCGCTCACGGGGCTTGCATCGAGCCAAGAGGAAGCCATACAGCAGAGCGGGCAGTTGGAAACCGCGTGGAAGAACGCGGGCGGCACCGCCGAGCAGGCTTCGTCCACCTACGGCATGTTCTACCGTCTTCTTGGCGAATCCGACACGTCAACCGAAGCCGCGCAGAACCTAGCGCGCCTTACCACCAACCAGCAGGAGCTTAACCAGTGGACGAACATTGCGGCGGGCGCGTATGCGACGTTCGGAGACGCGCTGCCGCTCGAAAACCTCGCTGAAGCCGCGCAGGAGACGGCTCACACGGGAACGGTCACGGGCGGTCTTGCCGACGCTCTCAACTGGTCTACGGCATCAGCCGAGCAGTGGAGCGCCGCCATTTCCGGCCACTCTTCGGCTCAGGCCGCCTTCAATCAGGCGGTCGCCGAGGGTCAGACCAAAGAAGATGCCTTCAACGCCGCGCTCGCGGCGTGTGGAAGCGAGCAGGAGCGGTCGCAGCTCATCACCGAGACGCTCACGGGCTTGTACGGCGAAGCCGGTAAGCAGTATCAGGAGACGAACAAAGACCTTCTGGCATCCCGCGACGCTCAGAACGAGATGAACGCGGCCATGCAGGAACTCGGCGAAGCCGCGATGCCGGTTCAGGCGGCGGTAACGGAGATCGGCGCGAGCCTTCTTAACACGCTTGCGCCCGCGCTCGAAACCGTCACGGGTTGGTACAAGAACCTCACGCCGGAGCAGCAGACGCTTGTTAACAACCTCGCTCTAGGAGCTGTCGCATTCGGCGGCGTGACCACTGCCATAGGTAAGACGATGGAAGCCGCCGATGGCGTGGGGAGCGCCTTCAAGACCGCTGGCGAGCTTTGGGGCGGCGCTAAGAAGGTAATGGGAGATTCGAGCTTCCTAACGAAGATCGGAACCGGCTTCTCTAACATCGTCACCAAGGCGGGCAGTCTGGGCGGAATGCTCACCGGCACGCTCTCTAGCGGATGGACGGGCTTCACTGGGCTTATCGCCGCGCATCCCATCGGCCTTGGCGTTGCCGCCGTGTCAGCCGCTGTCGCTGGCCTTACGTGGTTCTTCACGCAGACCGAGACGGGCAAGCAGATGTGGTCTGACTTCACGGGCTGGATTTCCGAGAAATGGCAGGGCGTGCAAGACTTCTTCGCAGGCGTACCCGAGTTCTGGGGCGGCATCTGGGAGCAGGCGAGCACCGGCGTTTCGGATTTCTGCACCGGCGTTGGCGAGAAGTGGGAGCAGTTGAAGCAAGGCGCTTCCGACACTTGGGAGAACATCAAAACCGGCGCTTCTAACGCTTGGAACGACCTTAAAACCAACGTCGGGAACCTCGCGCAAGGCGCGGTCGATACCGTGTCTAACGGGTGGAACAACCTCACGAGCAACACGCAAACGGCATTCTCGAACATCGGCCAGACCGTGCAGAACGACATGAACACCGCGAAGACCGTCGGCAGCTCTGCGGCTGGCGCTCTGCAAGCCGCGATGAACGGCGACTGGGAGACGGCGAAGAGCCAAGCGGCGAACGCCTTCAACGCAATCAAGGACAACGTCGGCTCGAAGCTTGACGCTGCCGAGAACACGGCAGTTAGCATCGCAGACCGCATCGGCGACAAGCTGGGTTTCCCCGGCCTTGGCGCTAAGGTGCAAGGCGTGTTCGACGGCATCAAGGGGTTCATTCAGAATCCCATTGAAAGCGCGTGGAACGCGATTTCGAGCATCCCGAGCAAGATCATGAATGCCTTTGGCGGCATCAGGATAAGCATTCCGAGGCCGAAGCTTCCGCACTTCAACGTGAGCTGGAACGACTTCGGCCCCGTGAAGCTGCCGAGCGTAAGCATCAGCTGGTACGCGAAAGGCGGCATCTTCGACGCGCCTTCGGTCATCGGCGTTGGCGAAGCAGGCCGAGAAGCGGTCTTGCCAATCGACCGCCTTTCCGACCTCATGGCCGATGCGCTCAACCAGATTGGCGCTTTCAGGCAGCAGCCCGCGTCTCAGGTTGTGTCCGTCAACGTCGAGCTTAACGCTCAGATTCCCGACGGCGCGGACGCATACGAGACAGGCCAGCAGATCGGCGCTGGCATCGCAAGCAAGCTGAAGCAAAGGGGTGTTCCGGTTGCAACTTAGACGGACTAGGAACCAGCACGACCGAATCATCTTTAACGGCACCGACCTATCGAAGCTGGTTTACTGCAAGGTGCGCCGCCCCATCATGGCGACCGTCAACGCGACGTTCGAGAGCGTTCCGGGGCGGCATGGCGAGGTCTTCAAGAGCGCCTACCGTGGCGGCTATGACCTTCCCGTTGAGATTTGGCTTAGGACTGAAGACCGCCGCGAGGTCGCCGAGGTGCGGCACAAGCTCGCGGCGGCTCTCTGGACGGACGAACCCGCGCCGCTCTACCTTCCCGACGACCCGACGCGCTACCAGCTTGCAATCGTGAGCGGCAGCACCGACCTAGACGAGATCACGGACGATTGCCCGACAACTACCGTGACTTTTCACATCGGCGACCCCGACTATTACGGGCAGAAGCGCCGCATGGAGGTTTCGGCTGGCAACATCTACGTAAACGCTGGCGGCAACCGACCCGCTTACCTGAAGGTCACGGCGAAGCCCTCCGCTGGCAGCACGTGGCGGATTACGAACGTCGATACCGGCGAGTTCGTGGCTGTCAACACGCCGCTCACGTCTTCGAGCACCATACGTCTTGACATGGCGACCGAGCACGCAACGGTCAACAACCAGGCCGCGCCGGTAACGATTGATTCGGATTACTTCGAGATTAACGGGCGGTGCCACCTGAACATCACCAGTGGCACTGCGGTACTAGAGTGGGTGGAACGATGGCTTTAATTAGACGCATAGGCTTCACTCGTTTCAGCCGTTGGGGCGACAATCTGGGGCGGCTCACGGTGAGCGCCGCGACGCACACCGACGCGCTGGACGGAACCGACGAACTCAACATCACATGCGCCGAAGACCTCGTGAAGGGCGACCGCATAGTTTGGATTGACCTTCAGGGCATGTGTCACGAACACATCGTTGACACCATCGACAGGGTACACGATGATGACGGCGCGCCAGAGACGCAAGCCGTCTGCATCAACTCGGTTAACGAGACGTGGGATGACTGGCTGGACGATAAGCGGCCTTCTGGCAGCGTGTCGGTAGCCCTCACATCCATTCTCGCAGACACGCGCTGGGAGGTTGGCACGTGCGATCAGGGAGGCACCGCTTCGCGCACCTTCTACCACATCAGCGTGCGCGAGGGCATAGCCGAGCTGCTGGAAACGTGGGGCGGCGAGCTTGAAACGACCATCGTTCACAACGGCGCTGGCATCGTCGCGCGCCGCGTGAACATTCGCGCCCTTCGCGGGAACCAGAGCAGCGCAAAGCGCTTCACGTGGACTAAAGACCTCGTTTCGGTCAAGCGCTCAATGGCGAGCGACAACCCGAAAACGCGCGTCTACGGATATGGAAAGGGCGTTGAGACGGAGGGCGGCGGCTACGGTCGCCGCCTTACCTTCGGCGACATAAACGGCGGCAAGGACTACGTTGAGGATGCCGAAGCAACCGAGATTTGGGGGCACCCCGACGGAGAGGGCGGCATTCTGCCCGCCGTGACCTCATACGTGAACGAGCAGTGCGAGGACGCGGCGCAGCTCTTGCAGGAAACGAAAGACTACCTGAAGCAGGTGAAGGAGCCTAAAGTTACCTACACCGCTTCGGTTATCGACCTATACGCGTTCGGGCGTTCGTGGGAGGGCGTGGGCGTTGGCGATGACGTTGCGATCATCGACAAGGGATTCTCCGAAGAGGGTGTGCGGCTCCATGGCCGCGTGTCTCAGATTGAGCGCGACTTGCTCACCGGCGACGCTACGGTCACGTTCGGGACGCTCACCGACACGATGGCAGACATGTGGCAGAGCGTGAGCAACGCTCTGAAGGGGAACAGCCAGCAAAACGCGCTCTACGACGCGGCGGCTGGCACATCCGTTTCATGGCTCATTCAGCTACAGCAGTCGCTCAACGCTCAGTTCAATGCGGTTGGTACCTACAGGGTCGAGACGTTCGAGCTTGGCACGATCTACAGCAACGTTCCCATAGACGCGCTGGCCGGGCTTCCGCTTCGCAGTACGTCTGGCATGTGGGCTGTCAACCTTAACGGCATGGGTCTTCGCCTTGCATCCGGCCTTACCTCAGACGGGCAGTGGGACTGGAAGACTTTCTTAACCGGCGGCATGGTGACCGCAGACCTCATCAACGCCGGCACGATGCGAGCAGACCGCGTGCGCGCCGGTCTTCTCACCGACGAGAAAGGTAAGAACTTCTGGGACTTGACCACCGGCGAGTTCTCGCTTTCAGCCACGGCGACCGTAGGCGGCGACACTGTTCAATCAATCGCCGACACGGCGGCGAGCGGCGCGCAGCAAAACGCTGTCAAGGCCGCTGAGGAAGCGGACGCGAAGCGGCTAGAGGAAGCTAAGAAGTACGCCAAAGATCAGGCTTCTTCGGCGGGCACCGACGCTAAAGATCAGGCAAAGAAGTACGTTGACGCGCTCGATGAAGCGTTGGGGCAGAAGAGCATCTTTGACCGTCTCACCAACAACGGTGAGACGCAGGGCGTGTACCTCAAAGACGGCAAGGTATATATCAACGCAACCTACATGGACACCGGAGTTCTAAACGCAAACCTTCTGAAGGCCGGAATCATCACCGACAAGGAAGGTAAGAACTTCTGGGACTTGACCACCGGCGAGTTCTCGCTTTCCGCCGACGCTTCGGTTGGCGGCGGCGATGTTGGAAGCTCTGTCGTGGCGGTAGATGTGCAATATGGCAACTCCACCAGTTCATCGACGGTACCGACCACATGGACAACATACGCGAACTGGAAGCAAGGCCAGTACCTATGGACGCGCCTAAAGCTCACGCTCGCAGATGGCAACACCGAATACACCACGGCGCACCGCATGGCGGACAATGACGGCATCGGCGTTTCTCAGGTGCGCGAGCAATACTATCTGAGCACGAGCAGCACCGCGCAGACTGGCGGCAACTGGTACTACTACCAGCCAACGTGGGTGAGTGGTCGCTACTACTGGACGCGGAGCGAAATAACGTGGTCTGACGGCACGAAGACGTACACAACGCCCGTGCTGGCGCGCGCCCTAACGTCTGGCAATCAATCTACCGACGATCTAGACGAAGACCTAGACCAGCGAGAGGTGTTCAACCGCCTGACGAACAACGGTCAAACTCAGGGAATCTACCTGAGCGGCGGCCTGCTCTACATCAACGCCAGCTACATTGAGACGGGTATCATCAGCGACCGTCTGGGGCGCAACACCTGGAACCTCAGCACCGGCAAGCTCGCGACAAACTACATGACCGCAAACAACATCGACGCAAGCGGGACGTTCGAGTGCGGTTCTGCATCGAACTTGATTCGCCTCATAAACGGCGAGATTCGAGGTCTTGAGAACGGTACCCAAATCGGATGCATAGACTTCTCAGCCCATTCGTACAACATCGACAACCCGTCGATCAAGTATCGAGGTATACAGATGACGGCAGAGGGGACAGTTCGCATCAGCTCGCCGCAGATTTCGACGGCAGCTTCAAGCAACGAGAGCACCACAGCGACTATATGCCATACGGGTAACCATAGGCTTCACTACGTCAGCGAGATTCACGACAACGGCAATGGAACGGTTGGGTGGACTAATTCATGGCGATCTATCAACTTCATCAACGGTTTGTGTACGACGTGCAGCTTCGATTAGGAGGTATCTAATGGCAATTCTCTATTATCTCGCTCATGACCCGATATCGAACTCTGAAGCCGTGCTTACTGAGTACGACGCTGAGCTTATAAAAAGAGCTGACGAAAGCGGAATAGTGTTCATAGCGGTAGACGATCAGGGAACACGTTCAATCGTCCCCGCTTCCGACGTGAGAGAGCCGGAAAACCGAGATGAGCACTTTACTTTCGTTCAGCCGTTGTATGTCGATGACAGGTTTAAAGCGGTAGTCGACGTGTTCGACGCGCTGGCGGCAAGCGTGCCAGCCGTGGCATCGAACGCCGACGTTCAGCCGGTTTCGAGCAAGGCGCGAAGCGCTATGAGCTTCAGCGAAGCGCTGGAAGCGCTCAGGAAGCTTGCCTACCCCGATAGCGAGGAAGGAGGCGCGCAATGAGCAACACGCGGACGCTCGAACTCGATATCTCGAAGGAGGGAACGGGAACCTGCGTCAAGGTTGGTCAGGGCGACGATGGCGGAACCACGATCAAGGCGCTTATCTACGACAACGGCGCTGAGTTCGAGCTTTCCGGCGCCACGGCATGGCTTGTCGTGCTTTTGCCTAATAAGCGGAACTACTATCGCGGTCAGTGCTCAGTGAGTGGCAACGCCGTAACGATCACGGTTGACGAGTCGAAGCTTTGCAGCGTTTCCGGCTACACCGACGAAGCCTATTTCACGATCACGAAGAGCGGCAAGACCTATTCGACGGAGCGCTTCGCAATTGAAATCCTGCGCAGCGCTCTTGACGGACAGCAGCCCGCGCAGAGCTGGGACGATGCCGTTCAAGACCTCATCGACCGTGGCGAGACGGCGGTAAAGAACGCCAACGCCGCCGCTAGTTCCGCCAACAGTGCCGCCAGCAATGCGACCACCGCCGCGAGCACCGCCAACGCAGCGGCCACCAACGCGAACAACGCCGCGAAAGCCGCTAACGACGCTGCATCTGCGGCGAACACGGCGAAGGCAAACGCCGACAAGGCCACCACGGCGGCGAACAACGCGGCATCGGCTGCGAACACGGCGAAGACCAACGCCGACGCGGCCACATCCAAGGCCAACGCGGCTGCGAGCGAGGCGAACACGGCTGCTTCTAACGCGAACTCCGCCGCCGCTGCGGCGAACGGAGCTGCGGACGATGCGACGGCTGCGGCTCAGAACGCGCTCAACATCGCAAACAGCATCGCGGCTATCGAGCCGCCTTCTGACGATGAGGTTGAAGAGCTGCGCGACGCTAACGCGGTACTCGCTACCGCCGTCGCGGAGCTGCAAGACGATTACGTGGTTATCAAGGAAACGGCCTACATGCCCGCGAGCCGCCGAAGCGCGCTGTCGGGCGGAACGCTCACGGTCGCGCAGGCGAGCATGAGCGGCGAGACGGCCACGCTCAACTAAGGGGGAATCATGGCTGACCTTTCCAAGTTCTCAATCAACGGGACGGCATATAACCTGAAGGACACTTCGGCGCGCAACACGGCGAACGCCGTAACGACTGCCGAGGAATACGACCGACAGCACAACACAAACTCTTACGCTGGGCGCTCGCTCGCTTCGGCCTTCGCAAACGAGATCGGGAGCCAGAGCATCTATACATGGCTTCGCGACCGCGCGCGCAACGGCAACTTCGCCGGTCTTCGCATCGGCGATTATATCGACGTTCCCATCACGGCGGGCGCCAACGTGCCGTCGCAGACGGTGCGCTACCGCATCGGCGCTATCGACCACTATTACCAGTGCGGCGACACAGCGAAGGGGCACCATATCGTCATGGTGCCGCTCGCGCCCGTGAGCGTCACCGGCAGCAAGGCGGTAAACACGAGCTACCTTCAGTGGCGCGACACGAACGACAACAACGGAACGGCCGACGAGAAGCACCCCTACCTGTGCTCGAAGCTGCACGACTGGGAGATAAACGACTTCCTGCCAGCCCTTCCATCCACGCTCCAAAGCGCGATCATGGCGCAGCGCGTGCTTCTCGAAGAGCGCTATTCTTCGAGCGAAAAGCTCACTGAATCGAGCAGTTGGAGCTGGGTGGACTTGGGCAAGGTCTGGTCGCCCTCAGAGATGGAGGTTTACGGCTGCCCGGTATGGGGCACCAAGGGCTACTCTGTCGGCTTCGATAGCCAGTTTCCCATCTTCAGCGACACGGCAAGCCGCATCGCGGGCGGTCGCGTCAATTGGTGGCTGCGGTCTGTCATGGGTGGTTCTTCGTCCAGCGCGTGCAATGTCACCGGCTACGGCTATGCCAGCAACACCGCGCCGACGTACGACTGGATACGCCCGCTGCCGTGCTTCCTCATAGGCTGATAAGCCGTACACAGTACCGCGCTGGCGCATGCCTTGCGCATGCGCCTAACCGTCGCAGATTAGGAGGTGCCGCGAAGTGAGCGGCGTATACATGCGCAACCGCAACCTAAGCTCTTTCGAGTATTTCAACACGGCGGTTGCGATCAGAAACGACGTGACGCGACTTGTAACGTCGCGCGACGTTCCGAAATCCTACCGCTTCATCTTCGCGGTGCCTATGGCAGAGACGGCGCGAAGCGTTGTCTTCAATCTGGTTAAGGCCGACGCATTCTATCCGAACACGCCGCGCAACGTCGATGAGCGGAAGCGCTATATGACGCTTGCGCTGGCAGACCTAAACCAGCTCTACCAAGACATGCAAAGCCTTCTGACTATGGGGCTTCCCATCAAGGCCGCGCGGCTCGAAGGAATCCTAGACCGAATCGACAGCGACATTAAGCTGATAAAGGGCGCTCGCTCTGGCGTAAAACTCATAGAGAAGGGGTAAAATGTTCGCGCGTTGTCCCTTGAAAATCATCGCGTCAATTGGTGGCTGCGGTCTGTCATGGGTGGTTCTTCGTCCAACGCGTGCAATGTCAACAACAACGGCAATGCCAACAACAACGCGCCGACGAACGACTGGATACGCCCGCTGCCGTGATTCCCAAGCTTTGCCAGACCGCGCGGCTGTAAGCGCCGCGCGCCGTGCATTTGAGGAAGGAAGGGGCGACCATCGGGCATGCGCCCGTAAATATGCACCCCGCGACGGTTGCCGTTCGCTGCTTGCATGGCGCGGTTCTCGGCTTCCGACCGCGTTTCATGGTCAACCGTCAAGCGGCTGCTGGATGCCGACTGCAAGCCGCGCGGGGTGCCCTCATGAACTCTGAAGAGCGACGCGCGGCACGCCGCGCAAGGCGAGATGCCAAGCGCGCGGAGAATAGGGCTAGGCGCATCGAGGGATGCACGCTAGAAGCCGTCGCAGACCTCGATAACCTATACAGCGCGGCGAACGGCGCTGCTGCGGGCGTTCGCTGGAAGGCAAGCGTTCAGCGCTACATGGGGCGCGTCATGCCGAACATCATGCGGGCGCGCCGCGACCTGCTCACGGGCGCTGACTTCCGGCGCGGCTTCATCGAGTTTGACCTTTTCGAGCGCGGCAAGCTTCGTCACATCTGCTCTGTCCACTTCTCGGAGCGTGTCATACAGAAGTCTTTGAGCCGTCACGCACTCGCGCCCGCGATCTGGCCTACCCTGACAGAGGGATGCGCCGCAAACGTGAAGGGGCGCGGCACCGAGTACGCAATCAAGCGCATGAAGCGTCAACTTGTAGCCCACCGGCGAAAGCACGGGACGGAAGGCTACATCTTGCAGGTCGATTTCTCTGACTATTTCGCGAACATCGACCACGACGCTTGCAAGCGCATCATCGACAGAGCCATTGACGATGAGCGCGTTAAGCGCGTCATAGGCGACCAGATAGACGCTCACGGTGCGTGCGGGCTTGGTCTTGGCAGCGAGCCGAACCAGATTCTAGCGGTGGTCTTGCCGTCGCCGATAGACCATCTGATGCTTTCGCTTCCGGGCATCCTCGCGAGCGGTCGCTACATGGACGATAGCTATTGCATCGCGCTTGACAAGCAGACGCTTTGGGACGCGCTTTCGCGCATCGAAGCGCTCTGCGACGATCTGGGGATCATCATCAACCGCAAGAAGACGCGCGTAGTGAAGCTGTCTCGCGGCTTCGTTTTCCTGAAGAAGAGGTTTTCATATGGCGAGGGTGAAAAGGTGGTTGTTCGCCCTTGCCGCTCTTCCGTGACGCGGCAGCGGCGCAAGCTGAAGAAGCAAGCGGCGCTGGTCGCTCGCGGCGTTATGACCGTCGAGCAAGTCAACCAGTCTTACCAATCGTGGCGCGGAGGCATGAAGCGGCTTGACGCTCACGAGACGGTAAGGCGCATGGACGCGCTCTATAAGCAGCTCTTCAGCTAAGAGCGAACACACACAATCAGGTACCAAAGCCCTCGCAGACGCTGGGGCTTTTTCGTTACCGAGAGAAAGGGGCAACAAATGGCACTCACCGAAGACGAAGAGAGCATGGTGCGCGCGATCATCGCGATTTACAAGACACAAGCGCCGTCTCTCTCAACCGACGTGGCGAGCCGAGCCGCCGCGCTCTTCGTCGCGTGGGACGGCAACGGCCACGCCTACGCCGATGGCGAGCGCGTGAGCTATGAGGGCAAGCTTTACGTTTGCCTTCAAGCGCACACGTCGCAGACCGATTGGGCACCCACGGCAGCGCCGAGCCTTTGGACGAAGGCGATTGACTATGCAAGCGGCGGTGATGACCCGTCAAGCATCCCGGAGTGGGTGCGACCGAGCAACGAGAACCCTTACCCGAAGGGTGCTGTCGTGCGTCATAACGGCAAGGTCTGGGAATCACTCGTTGCTAATAACGTCTGGGAGCCGGGGGCTGTCGGAACCGAAACCGTCTGGCGAGAGGTGACGAAGGGCTGATTATGGGAGAGAGCGTCATAGACCATGCGGCGGCTTTCGGCCCCGAATGGTTCCTCATGACTGTCGTGACCGTCGGATTGGGAATCTTCGCCAAACTGCTTCTTGATGAGTTCAGGCGAAACAACGAGCGAAAGGCGGAGCTTGAATCGAAGCGCGACGAGCGGCAGGCCGAGCTTGAATCACAGCGCGAGGCGCGCAAGCGCGACGAGCTTAACGAAAGGGCCAAGCGTGACCGCGAGAGATCCGTCATGGAGGGCCGCATCGCCGCGCAGATGGAGCGCAGCAACAACATCTCAGAGAGCCTTCAGGCTACCGTGGAATCGCTGAGGGCTTCAAACGACGCCCTTCACAGCGAGATTAAGGAGTCTCGCGCACATTCGCACGACATGGCAAGCAAGGTCAATCACATATACGACAGGGTTGACCTCATTTACGAAAAGGAGAATCGAAATGATTAACATAACCGCGCGAATCAAGAACAAGACCTTTTGGTTGACGCTCATCCCCGCCGTGCTGCTGCTTGTGCAGGTATGCGCGGCACCATTTGGCTACCAATGGGATTTCGGCGTACTTAACGAGCAGCTTGCCGCGATCATAAACGCGCTTTTCGCCGTGCTCGCGATTCTCGGCGTGGTCAACGACCCGACGACCGCCGGAATCAGCGACTCGAAGCAGGCAATGACATATGACAAGCCCAAGGCAGATAATTAGGTTAAGGATTCTTGCGGCGTTCCTCGCTGGAATTGCATTCGGTCTTTCTATCACGGTGGCCATGGTTTCGACCGCGCCAAATCCGGCAATTGAAACACAGTCCACTGCCAATCAAGGCACGGCAACCGTTGAAGACGCGACCGCCCAAAACGTTCCGATCTACATGCAGACCGATGAGCGTTGGGGCGGGCTTCCGTACGCAAATGCCACTCTCGCCGATTCGGGTTGCGGCCTCACGTGCGCCGCGATGGCATGGAGTTATTTCAGCGGAGAGGACTGGACGCCCATCGACATGCTGAACGCCGTCGGCAATGACTACGTGCAGGACGGCCAAAACTACATGCCGGGGTTCTGCGCGTGGATGCATGAACGGGACGCCGCAATAACCAGCTCCGTCATATATGAGGACATGGCACGCGCCCTAGAAGACCTCGAAGCCGAATCTCTCGTATTCGCTGAGATGCAGGGGCAACTTGAAGGCGGCGGGCAGAGCTACGGTGGGCACATCGTCCTGCTAACCGAATATGACGGGCAGAGTGTAACGATTCACGACCCTTGCAGCCCATATGCCGTAATTCTCACCTATGAGCAGATGGCAGGCGTTGACTGGGGTTATTTCATCTCGATCGGAAGGTCTTAACATGGCGTTAAACGGCATCGATATTTCTGATTATCAGCGCGGCCTCGATCTCACAAAGGTTCCTTGTGACTTCGTGATCTGCAAGGCCACTGAGGGTACGACCATCGTGCATGACACGTGTGATGGATTCATTCAGGCCGCAAAGAAACTCGGGAAGAAGTGGGGTTTTTACCATTTCATGAACGCGGCAGATCCGGTTGCCCAAGCAAACTATTTCGTTGCAAACTGCAAGAATTACTTCGGCAATGGCATGCCTGTTCTCGATTATGAGATGTACGGCCGCATCGGGACCAACAAGGCAAAGCTGTTTCTTGACCGAGTTTTCGAACTTACAGGAGTTCGCTGCGTTGTATATATGTCACGTTCCGTGTGTACGGAAGAGGATTGGAGTGCGATCGCACCGAACCACGCACTCTGGGTCGCTCAGTACGCAAACAACGAGCGCACGGGGTATCAATCCTCCCCTTGGCTGCCTTCCGGCGGCTTCGGAGCATGGGGGTCGTGCTCAATCCACCAGTACACGTCAAATGGCCGACCGGGTGGCTACGATGGACCGCTTGATCTCGACATTGCATACATGACGCGAGCCGCATGGGACAAGTTCTGCAATCCGTCCGGAGCAGCCAAGCCTGAAATTAACACGCCCGCCACGCAGCCGCAGGCAGTCGAGGGCACTGCACTCGAACTCGCCGCCCGCGTCATGCGCGGTGAGTTCGGTGCGGATGATGAGCGCAAGGCAAAGCTTGGCAATCGTTACAACGAAGTGCAAGACCTCATCAACTACATCGATCGCACGAGCTGCGAACAGCTTGCCGACGATGTTGAACGCGGCATGTTCGGCGTCAATCCAATTCGTGCCGAAGTTCTTGGCGGCAAGGCGAAGGCGGTGCAAGCGATCGTCAACAAGCGTGCCGGAATCGGATCCGAATCCGTCTACATCGTCAAGAGCGGCGACACGCTGAGTGGCATCGGCGCGAAGCTCGGTGTTGACTGGCATGCGATCGCGAACAAGAACGGAATTGTTGAACCTTACACAATCTACCCCGGCCAGAAACTCGTCTGTTAGCAAAAGGTGGGCTACCCTACTAGGGTAGCCCACCTTAATGCGTTAAATGTCATTCTGGCAAGCCGCCTATCTGCTGTTTTGCATGTCGGCAGAAATGAGCTTTTTGATGTAGTCCGTCGTGTTGCTTTGCGATTTCAGCCACTCGTACATCTCTTCATCAGCGTCGCTGTTCGGATAAAACCGAATGGTAAGCTGCTTGACCTTCTTGCGGTAATTACTGCTTGCTCTGCGTTGCGCCTCCGTCTGCATTACTCCCCCTTGCGGCTACTGCGCCAAATCCTGAACGCGATGAATGACACGATGAACGATATAACCAGTGTTTTCATTGCGCACCTCCTGCGCTAAAATCGTGAGTGGCGGGGCACCGCCTAAGCGATGCCCCTTGTGCTAAGACCTCTTTGCGTGCTTACCGGGCTTGCGAGGGGTCTTTTTCTTTAGACGCTCAACTGTTTCGTCGGTCACCTTTGCGAGCACCACGCCAAGGACCACAAGAAACACGTCCCAAACTCTGTCTTCCAACTGAATCACCTCCCTTCTGACAGTTATTATTATAGGGTAGACCCCATAAAAGTGCAAGGGTTATTTCGCCTTAATCAGTTTTTTCCAGCAATCCAATTATCACAAACCAGCTATTTGTTGCCTGAACAATGCAGGTATCAAGTTGTATTGAATGATTGCCCTGCTCAGAGAAGTCGCGTGAGTTCGCCGTTTTTCTCATTAGCTCCACCATACGAGAATGAAGGCCGGGGCGGTGACGCCCCGGTTTTTTGATACCAAGGACAGGGCCGGCAAGCACTCGCACCGCCGCCTGTGTGGGTCCGCCACACGCCGTACCGCATTGCCCGCTGCGAACGGCATGCCCACTGCCAGAAATCAAGGGAAAAGGTAACGAACAACAGACACCCCCGAGTAGACAGTGGTTTGAAGGGGCAAAACGCCAGGAAACACTTCTTGAAAAACGGCGTCTGGGACTGCGGACGTTTTCCTGTACATCCTACACCGGGTAGCCGAGAGACAGCCGGTACTCGTTCGGCGTCAGCCAGCCCAGCCTCTGCGAGATGCGCC